CCTGAAATATTTCTAAAACTACCTGTTACATTCACAACACCACCTTGTTTAGTTGTTGTAACGCTGTATATGATATCAGAAGAAACACCTGCTGCTATTGTGAAAACGTTAGTTGTTGCACCTGTATCAGTAGTCTTTATTCCGTAAAAGTTCTCTACTATACTATCTACATCTGTATGTAAAACACCTCTATGATTAGACGCTGGAATTAATATTCCACTCGCTAAATCTGTGTTTATATGTGTTATTATTTCTGCTTTTGTTGCCATATCTTTATGTTTCTGTTCCGTTTCCAGAGTTGTATAATGCTGTTATTTCTCCAGCTGTAAGTTCGTGGTCTTTCCATATTCTTAATATATCCATCTCACCTACATATCTATTTGTTCCTGTTAAATTATCTGATTGTTGTCCTAAGTAAACGTCTTGCGATGTGTTTGGCATACCTGTAAACGTTCCTGTTTCAACTGGCACAAAACTTGCGACTGTATTATCTATCTTCATTTTCATTCCACTTGCATCACCACTACCATCATAAGTAACCACTACTTGTTGCCATGCACCAGTACCCATTAATACGTTATCTGCAATTCCAATTCTATTACTAGCATCGGTATAAATAAAGAATTGTATAACACCACTTTGCATAAACATTTGATACTCTAAAAGTCCACTTGTAGCATTGTACTTGTTTATTATTTGACCAAAGTCAGCACTAGGCTTTAACCATACCTCAATACTAAATGCACCACTACCAAAACTTAAACTATCACTATCTGGTATAACTACATAATCATCAGTAAAACCATCGGTATTAAAAGCGTAACACTTATCAATTAACCCTGTTTGGTTTATTAAAGCATTTGTTATCGTTCCATCATTACCTTGTGTACTTGAATCTGTTGCGGTTGTTCCTGCTACCTCGTTAAACTTGTAAAACAGAACTAAATCAGTTACAATCGGACTTGGTGCAATTCCTGTGAAGTAATCCTCACTACTATAATCAGAAACACCTTCGTAATCAGCTTGCTGTATTGTGAACACCCATGTTGTGTCATCGTTAATAGCGTTGTTTAAAAGACCTAACCCGCTAACTGTTCCACTACTTAAATTAACGTAATAACTAGCACTAGGTAAAAACTGAACAGGCGTACCTGTCGAAACTACACTTAATTGATTACCAGACACTATACTCATATCTGCTTCAGTAAACGTGTGTATTAAAGTTCCACTACTAGTATATACGTCTAAAGTTCCTGTTTCAAGCGTTATATCTATATTAGCGTTAGCACTAAGTGATGTTATCTCGTAGCCTATTGGGTATAAACCAAATGGATTAAATTCACTAAGTATTAAGCCTCCAAATAACTGAAATTCATAAGGCGAATAATCATCATAATTTTTAGCAACTGTTAATTCGGTTTCAAATACGTTAGAATCTCCTTGACGATCATCGCTTGATACAACAGGTTTATTAGTAACTCTAATATTGTCTAAGTATATTAAATCATGCTTTAATAATGCGTTTAATCTTGTAAAAGTAAATCTGTTTATTTGCTCAATCTTATAACGTTCAAACAGTTTTATTAACGCTCTTGCGCTTATTGTGTTGTTTCTGCTTATTTGAAAGTAATCCTCTACTTCTGATTCATCTAAAGGAATATCAAAATACATAGCCAAACTTATAGACTGCCATGCATTAGCGTTTGTATATCCTATACCTAGAAAATCATCATAGTTTTTGTATTTAAAGAAAACGGTTAAATGACTTTGATAGGATGTTATGTTAATAGGATTAGTCCACCACTCCGCATTACTAGAAAGCATCTTAAACTTAATTAAAACGGTTTCCCTGTAAAAGTCAACACCTAAGTTAATAAGTTCTATCTTACATTGGTTGTTACCGTTTGAATCTACAAACTCCTCAATAAATACGTTGTTAGTAATATCCGCTAATACATTATCACTACAATCAACTACAAAAACCTCGCAGTCTGAATCTAAAGATATACCACCTTCAAAGTTTGTTATTTGTAAATATGATTTGTCTGGAAGTAATTGTATCGGGTTTAAAAAATAATGTGTAGTCGTTGGAGAGTCCTGCATATCTTTTGCAGACTCTATATTATCCTTTAATCTTAAAAAACTATTATCCATTTAACGATGTTTCACAACATTGTGCTTTTACAAAAATATACAAAAAAAATCAATTATTAATCAGATAACCTAACAAATCGCTTGAACTATCAAAAGTTAATCCGTTAACTTCTATTTTATCATACTTTGTTGGGTTAATTATTGGCAGTCCGTTAATATCATAAATCTTAAAGTAATCACCATCAAACTCATACCAAGCATCATCTAAAACATCAACATCATATCCAACCTCATTGACCGTTATAGTTGAACCGCTTAAAGTAATAATAAGTATATCACCCTCAAACCGTTCTTCACCTGTTAATGTTAGTGATTCCGTAGATGGTAAAAAGTCTAACTCTTTAGGATATAATTTAATAACCCTACCTTTATTATCAATACATCTTATAAATCCACCAATAGTACTATCAATGATACTATCAACACCATCAATGATATTTATCATACTATCAAATGGTGCTACTAATCTCGTATTGTATAAATAAGGCGTTAGTAACGCATTACCGAAATCAACGTTATCAATATTAGCGTTTTCTTTTATGTTTTCTGGCTCTCCTGTAAACCTTGTAATACATTCGCCATTATCTTTGAAATACGTGTTTCTAAATGTTCCGCTAGGGTTAAACTTTGATGCAGTCGCTAGGTAAGGATGCCACGTTTTAATATTACGCTTTATAGAGTATCTTAAATTGCTATAATTGTCACCTTCGATTAGGTTTTCAAAGAACTCTAAACCCTCGTTTGTTCTATTTACTAAACTAACATTGCTATAAAAATATGATACTTCTGTAAACGTTTCACCTGTGAAAGTAGGTACAAATCCAATAGGCTCTAATCGGATCAAACTTTCTGTTATTTCAATTACTGTGTATTCTCCAACGTTCTCACCATCTTCTATTGTGAAAATACTACCAACACCGAAGCCTAACAAATCCCATCTAAAAAGTTCCGTTCTTAAAAGTTGTACGTTACCATCTGAATCTATATTGTGAGATAACACAGAAGTAAAACCGCCTTGTGTACTTGGTGCTAATGGTACAACATCTATAACAAACATTTTATCGTCATCGCTTGTCGAAGTCGTTTCTTTTAAACCTAGTTTTCTAGTTGATTCTATTTTATAAGCGTCTCTAATTAAATCAACGTCTATTGTTTTAGTGTTTTCAACTTGTTTATTTGAAGGAAACCATTGAGAATCCGTATGTATTGCATCAGTAGTATTTGCCTCCTCTCTATCTTGTTCGTAAGTTTTATACTTAAACTCAAATTGGTTTATTGCATAACGTTCGTTAAAAGTTGATTTAAAGCTGTCATCTGGTGCTGTTAATAATACACCTATTTCTCTATTAGGGTAAAAGTCCGCATATTGACCTATAAAAACCTCGTTATCTATAATTTGATAATCACAGTTTAACTCAAATAGGTTTTCCATTAAGTCTTTAAACTTAACAGGAAAAGGAACGTCATCACGTTGTTTTATTAGATTACCTGTAAAAGCATATTGATCGTAATACTCACCACCTACATCAAACCTATTAGCATCAACAGTAGAACCATTTACACGCTTTACATTCTTTTTTATTACGTCGATGTATCTTACACCTTTTATAACGCTATCAATCGCTGTTGATGTTGCTGTAATTTCTAAAGTTCCCGATGTTTGGCTAAAATTCATTAACCTAAACGATGGAGCGTAACTTGATGAAAACAAGTCAAACATACCGTAGTTTATAAATATGAAACCACTAGCAGCCAAAAAAGGAATCTCTATATCGTAGTCTTGATTAGATATACTAAAAACATCATCACTTGTTTGCTCTAAAATAATAGTATTAAAGTTACCATCAGAATAATCATTACCATAATTAACACTTAATGTTTTTGTTACTGAAATATTACTATCAGCAAAAGAAATAAAAGACAGATTACGTATCTTAATTTTAATATCTGTTAAATTAAAATCATTTTTAACTATTGCGATGTCCTCTCTATATTGCTCTAAAGCACCTGTTTCAACAGAAGTTTGTATTGTGTAATCGGTACTAAAAGGTGCAAAAGACTTATCTATACCAAAGTTTGTTAAGTTATTAAATAAGGGAAATCCCGAAAAGGTTTGAAATCCAAAGTTTTGTATTGATACATCGGTGTTTTCATATTCCCAATCACTTATTTGTCTAATCGGTTTTGCTTTTAATAATATGTTTTCAGTTACCGCAGGTGTAACTTCGTTACCATCTAAATCTTCAGTACTAAAAATATCTGTAACAATATCAGAACGTCTTTTAATAGTTTGCTTTCCTGTACTTTGAACTATCTTACATGACAAGTAAGTGATTTGATCCGTTTCACTTGTTTGAAAGTCTAACACACCCACAACAAAAACAACACCACCTTTTTTAATTATAAATTCGACCTCACTTTCAAAACCGAACTCTTTATAAACATCTATAAGATAATCAAATCCCATTGTAAGATTATAGACTACCGTTCCGTTAGGTAGCTGATAAGGCGTGTTTATAGAATCCCAAGCACCTTTATAAAAGAATAGGTCTATCTCCTCATTAACCTTATAAGCATCACGTCCATAACGCTTATCTTCTTGCCCTACAACAAATGACGCACCATCGAATTTAACCGCTTCTGTTATGTCTATAACTCCAAAACTGCCCTCGTTTTTGAAATTTAATTGAAATTCGTAATCTAAAATGCTTGACATATTGTTTTTTTACGTATATTTATAATTCATAAATGATAGTAGTTTTTAGGTTAATTGATTATTGGTTAGTAAAAGGGAGTGTTTCATAGTCACTCCCTTTTTTTATACGCCTAATCCTTTACCGCTATACCTAGCATTCATCACTACACTAATTTTACCTTTTTTCTTTCTCCTAAGTTCTGCACCTCTTTCATCATAGTTAAAGTAAAACGACTCTTTGTTATTTATAGCACTTACAACGCTTTTACCATGTTGAGTCATAATATCTAAAACATCACTCTTATTTAAACCTTGATTTATAATCATAGGCGCAATATTAGACTGTCCTATTGGCATTATATTATTAGTTAGTAGTTCACTATCTAAACTATTAATAAATGCGTCATAAGTAGGATGAACATAACTACCTTTTGGTACTGTCATTTTAACATTCTTGCCTTGTGGTGTTAGTATTTGACCGTTAGGCTTTTCAATCACTTCTTTGTAGTTTGAACCTTTGCGTCCAAATGGATCGTCGTTAACCATTATCTGCTGACTTCCACCAACTTCACCTCCTTGCCAGAACGCAGGTAATTGTTGTGATGCAACTAAGGCTAATTGCGCAGCACCTAAAGCACCTACAATAACAGCTAAAGGTATGTTTGGTAAAGCTCTTACAACTGCTGAAGCTGTATCAACTGTTATATCAAATAACGCTTGTTCTTTTTTCGCTTTAGCTTGTTGTTTTTCTATTTTCTTGCGTTTTTCGTTGTATTGTTCTTCAATGTTTGCTCTAGCAACTGCGCTATCTCCAGCAAATAATATAGCGTTTTCTTTTTGAGCCTCTAAATCAGAAAATTGTTTTTCAAATGACGCATCACTTAACGCTGTTATAATACCAAAGGCTCTACGTGCTACATCTGTAACCGTTTGAAAGGTATCTTTCCAACTATCTTCAATATCTTCTTTTGCTCCATCTTTTAATTTAAAAGCGTTAACAATTGCATCAATCATTTTTTCTGCTGCATCAGTTCCTTCTGAATCAGAATAATCACCAGTTAATTCTCTTTTTAATTTAATTAAACTTTCTGTAAATTGATCTATTTGTTTTTGATAAGAAAACCACTCGTCAGTATTTCTCGATACCTGTAACTGTTGTTCTTTTAAACCGTTTATAATTTCTTCGTAGTACGGTATAGTTCCTTTTAAAAATCCAAAAGTATCTTCTGTAACTTTATTGTTTTCTTTTTTTGCTTTAGTGTTTTTCTTAACACCTCTAGTTACTCCAAGTATAGCATCTAATTCTTTTTGTAATTCCTTTATTTTTTTCTGCTTTATTCTTATGCCTTTAATATCAGTTTTATCGCTTATATCTATTTCTTTGTTTAATGCTCTTATTCTTTTTCTCAAATCAGCAACACTCTCAGATTCCTCTTTTATTGGAGTGTCTTTAAATAAAAGAAAATAGTCAGCAGTAGCCTCATTTAATCTAACTTGCTCATCTGTTAGTGGACCAATACTACCATATAACTCAATATATGCTTTAGTTTGCTTTTGTATTTCGTCTCTTAACTCTTCCTGTTTTATCACACTCTCATCAACCGATTGATTAAAAGGGAAAAGACCTAATGTCATTACTTGTCTTAATGTGTTACCAAAAGCCTTAGAGTAGTAGTCCATACTATCCATCATGCTAGTATTGTCATCCATTGCTCTGGCTAACATATCAAAAGAATTAGCTAAATCTTCTATGTTTCTTTTCACATATTTAGACATGAAACTATTACCTTCTTCTAAACTTAATATAAACTTTTCATAAGATGAATCTAATATTAATATTTTAGCGTCTAAGGATTCTAATTGTTGATTAACTAAATCATCTAAAGCGCCTTTTGATGAATTTATTCTATCCTCATACTCGCCAACTTTTTCAATAGCTCCTGCTAATGTTACACCAACCTTTGCAGCATTAACTCCAAACATTTCTGTAGCAAATGCTAAAGATTCCGTTTCATTTGCTGCGTCTTTTGACATTTCATTTAATTCCTCTAATCCTTGAATTAAAGTCTTTCCTTGTGAGGCTAGCCTCATTTGAGCAGTACCTAATAACCTACCAGCTTGTTCTGCTTTTATACCTCTATCAGCTACAACACCAATTAATGCACCCGTGTAAGCTAAATCTTTATTTAATATTTTTGATATTGGTGCAAGATACTGAAATGAATCACGCATTTTCTGAAAATCAAGACTTGTTGACGTTCTAATTGTTGCAATAGTATCAGCGTATTGTGCCGCTTCATCACTACCTGCTCCAAAAGCGTTAAGTGTTTGTACTAGAAATTCAGCCGCCTCACCACTTGTAGTATCTAAACCGATTGCTAAATTATTAACTGGCTCTAGTAAATCAATTATTTCACTTTTAGTTTTACCTAGTGTTACTAAATTTTCCGCTAAGTTTGCAACCTCTCTTGATGTTTTAATACTTGATCCTGCAACCTTTATAATTTCGGCTTCCAAGTCTTTTAATTCGCCTCTTGTGGTTCTCATAATACCTGCGATGTTTTGCATAGCCTTATCAAATTCACGAATACGATTAAACGCGTCTTTAATACCTTGTGCAAACAAAAACACGCCAGAAGTTAATCCAAATGCACCTGCTAGACTTCTAAGAGTGCCACCAAGACCAGTCAACGCGCTTTTATAATTACCTACGTTTCTTTGATTCCTACCTATTTGAGAATCAACCTTTTTTAAAGCGTTGTTATACTTTAATAACTTAGCTTGTAATGATATTAGTTGACGTTCCTCTTTTGCGCTTAATTTACCCCCTAATTGCTTTCTAACCGCTAAATCTTGATACTTCTTAGTAACCTTATTAATAGCTTGTTGGATTCTATTATAAAGTCCTGTTGTTTTTTCTAGGTTTCTTTGCTCTCTTTTCGCTTGTGCCTCTTGACTTCTTTTAATCGCTGCTAATTGTCTAAGCGTTGGAATCTTAGCTTTTATTGCGTTGTTTTCTGCTTTTTCTGCTTGTTCTTTTTTCTTTTTAAGGGATAACTCTGCAGATGCATCCCTTGCCTCTTTAGCCTTTAAATCGGTTAGTTTTTGTTGAACGTTTATAGATTGTTGTTGAGTCTTTAGTCTTTGTTGTTCTAAAACCTCTTGATCTTTGATTGCTTTAATGTACTCACTAGGTACTTTTTTGTATTCGGTATTTAGTTTGGATAAACTAACAGCAGACTTTTCTAGTATTTCAGCGTGTTTTACTAAAATAGTTGTAGCCTTTTCGATTAACTCTGTGGTTTTTAATATATTATTTGCCATTTTTCTGCTGTGCTTTTTGTTTCTGTTTAATCTGGTTTTGTATCGCTATCCAATGGCTTGTAACCATATCATCAATAGGTATAGAACGCTCTAACCAACTCTCAGCATTCGCAACTACATCGTAAACGTTTTGTATTTCCTTTTCAACTTCTTTTAAACTTTCTTTGTGATCAATGTTATAACGATTAATCATTGACTTCATAACTCTGTCAAGATTCTTTAAGTTGGCATTTATTCCATCAAAGTATAGAGGCTTAATACGTTTGTCAATTAGTTTTAACCTCGCATAAGTCTCTTGTTCATATTTAACTATATCTTCATCAGGTATTAACCCTATAAGACTTCTTAAATCTTTGTTTAAAAAATCGTAGTTGTGTTTGATTTGATTTATTTTGTCTCTAAGTTTTAACTCCTCAAAGGTTTTATCCATTTTAAACTTAGACTTACTGTCATCCAATAGAATGTAATACTCATCGTAAAGTCTTAACCATAACTCCTCTAATTCGTTCAATTGCTTTTTACTATACTTCTTTGAATCTGAATAATCAACATCTAATAATAGAATGTTTTTATCTTTAATGATCTGCCAGAACGTCAATATCTTTAACTTATCTAAAGATTTATAGTAATTAATTGGCTTTATATTCCGAAATATGAGCATATTCTGCACCGTTTTTAAAATTTGGTTGTATTTTGTTTTTAAATATGTAAGCAAATTGGTCTTTTTTAATTATTTTAACGTCTCCTGTGGCACTTTCTTTATAAAAGTAACGGTCAACACTTCTTTCTAAATAATCACGTTTAAAACGTTGTAATAGTTCGTTAACAGTTCCGTTGAATGTTTGACCACAACTAAAGCAAGGCATAAGTTTTATTCATTACGTCGGTTAATATGTTTACTAAAATCTTATTAAATAATAGTTCCTTTTCATCTTCGGTTATGTTAAAGTTATAATAACCATACTTTTCAGTAATATCCTCATATTTACTATCACTTGAAAAAACTTCGTATTCATCATTAAAACCGCTTATTTGAATACCACGCCACAAAGAACCTGTTAACGTTAAATCGACGTTTCCAAAACCTGCTTTACTGTTCTGTTTGTACTTGTCCTCTGCATAATCTTCACTTCGATACAAACCTATAATAGAACCATCAGGCTTTTTACCTAACGCCCATCTATTCCTTATCTTTTCTCTTATCCACTTTTCGTTTTCGTGGAGTTGATAGTCCACTAGGTCTTGAATCATCGCCATCTGACTTTTTAACTTTTTTAATGGTGCTTTTAAATAATCCACTTGCTTTGATTTCTCTGTTAATTAACTCTATCGCTTTATTACTTGGCATCTGATAAAACCGTCTTGTCTTTAATGCCTGTTCAATTAACTGTTCTTTTGTCGGTAAACACTTTTCATTTATTCCTACTCCTGCTATTTTCATATATTATATTTAAAAGAAAACCCTACCCGAAAAGGATAGGGCGTTCCACATTAAAATTGGGGCAAAATCTACACTATGCTACTGTCACAGTATTAGAAGTTCCTTTATACAAGTTACCAAGAGTGTCCTCGATAACATCATAAGTACCATCACTTAATTTGATTTGTACGGTATCACTAGCAACTAAAGGAGTATCTACTGTAAAATCATACTTCCCTGTTGTTGCATTATATGCTACTGCACTAATCGCTGTTGCACTTGTTTGAGTACCTAACAATACATAGTCTCCAACTGTTTCAAGGTCTAAAATAACGCTGTCTTTGTTACATGATGAAACTATTGATGCGCTAAAAGTATCACCTGCTGTAATAGCATCTACTGTTATACTTGTTTCAATTGCTCCAATAACACCATCTAAATCACCAACCTTAGAGAATGGTAAAAATACGTGTCTAGCGTTAAACTCGACTGCGTCTAACAACTGAAACTTAACAGTTGTCATTTGTGGATCTGTTCCTTGAACTACTTTCATAGTTTCAACACTAAACATACCACCATTAAAAGGTCGTAATTCCGTGCCTGCTGTGTTAGTAGCCATTAAGATACCTGTCTCGAATACTAATCCGAAATTCCACTTACCATCACCTCTTTTATTAAAAAGTGACTTGCTCTGACAAGAACCACCTCTATACATGAAAGAGAATTGTGGTTTACCTGCTCTAATTTCTGTCAAAATACCTGTTGAAGATGAGTTTGTCTCATTCTCTGGTGTATCTTGACTAAAGTCATACATATTTGTTACATAAGGGAATGCGTTTAACCCTTTTACTGTGTTTGTGTATTCGGTCAATCCGAATGCTGCGTTACCATCTGTTATTGCGTAACTAACTGACTTGTTAAATGGTACAATTCCTTTGAAATCACCAAATATTGTCAAATCACACGAACCTTGACCACTTCCTAAGAAGTCAGTCGTACAGTTTCCGTATGCGTTTAAATCTACTGCCATTTTATATACATTTTTTGTTGTTAAATCTTAATTCTAATGTTACTTTGAAATGATGGAAGTTTTGCATATCATAAAAATAATTTGCAACACCATTATAATCTCTGTAAACATTTTCTAATTCTGTTTTTATTTGTTCTATGAAATCCTTTCTGCTATCAAAAGTGTTTAAGTAGGATAATATTACTTGTCTAATCTTTTCATCTTCTCGCTCATTGCTAAACTCTAAACAAGCTAAATTAAAAGTGAATATTACATCGCATTTTTGAATTATTAAATCTCCATAAATATCAGCGTCTTTGTTAGGACTAAAAAACATAATACCGTTTAATCTATCATCTAAAAGCACATCTTCATACTCTTTTTCTGAAACATAATACTCTGGTACGATTAAACCGCTCTTTTTGTTTTTATAAACCCTTCCATAACCATTGAAATTTTGTAAAGACCATCTTTCTACAATCTTATTATATAGAAAGGTTTGAATCTTGTTAATTTCTATGTCTATACCGACTGGATTTTCTCTTAAATAATTCACTAAAGCTCTGTTATTACACTGTAACCATTACCTAAATAACCCTCTTTTACGCTCGTAAGTTCCTTTTTAATATCTGAAATCTCACTAAGTAATTGAGGTCTTAATCCTTTAACTGAAATAATATTATCACCTGATCTCGTGCCTTCAATCTCTACTAATATCTTTTTATAGAGTTCTTCGGCTTGCCTTTCGTTTCTGTTACTTCTAAGGCTAGACATATAAATCTGTAACGAATTAATGACAGCGCTTAAAAATATAGCACGAGCAAATAAGAAACGGTTTTGAATAATCAAATCAGTAAAGTCATCGTAAACAGTTATGTCAGGATTTAAACCTGAACTTTCATCATAAGAATATGATTTACTTATGTCAAATAACGTTTCCGTTGAATGATTAGGTACAAATACTTCTTCAATATTTAAGTGCGTTATGTAACTCATTATTTCTGAGTTTTCATAAGCACGCTTATAAGGAACGACCGTAGTAGCATCACCTTTGATATATCCTAAGAAATAATCACCTTTATAAATAGTGTCGGTATCATTTAAAACCCAATCTAAAACTATCTCTTGATGGTCTGTTGTTATAGTAACTTCTTGCTCTCTAATAGGATCTAACTTAGCCGAATTAAAGAGTAATAGTTTTATAGTTCCAGCTCCTTCAAAATCTAGTAATACTCTTGATATTTTAAACGCAACACTTTTTGTATCATCAATCTCTATTCGATAACCTACAAAACCATTACTTAAAGGATTCGTTTCAACTTTATTGTATGCATATTTATACAAAACCTGTCTATCAATATAACTAGATTCGTTAAAGACTTGATTAATAACATTTACCGCGCTATTTTCTATAATATCACTTAAAACTATATTAAAATCTTCATCTGAAATCTTTGAATAATCCTGACAATCTTTTATATATTCAATCTTTGCAAATGGATTACTATTAACAAAATATCCGCTTTCGCTTAATTGGTTGTTAGCATCAATCATAGCGTATTCAGGGTTAAAAGGTTGTTTAAACCCTACTAACCCTGATAAACTATTTTTTATTTTTGAAACGTCAAACATTTATTACGAAACTATTGCGAAAGCCATTAAAGGTGTCTCATCTGCAACCGAACTTGGAGCGTGATTAAAAGATAAATCAATAGATAATTCTGATTGAATCAACTCATCTTGCTTTTGTCCGTTTACCGCTGTTCCATCGGCACGTTCTGCGTAAGTATGGAAAGCATACTGCAACCCATCAACAGGATTTGATAAAGAACCATACATTTGCTCTTTAGTTTCAACTCCGTTTCTGTTCTGTACTGGAATCCAATCCGCACAAGCGATATGTCCCATTGGTACGGCAACCGCAAATCCTTCAACGTAAGTAACATCTAAGGCTGCTGCTCTAGCACCCATTGCTGGATCGTGAATAAATCTAGTTCCTGCAAACTGAAAAGAAGTGTTTGTTGCGTTTCCTGCTCCCTGATTGCTTAATTTAAGCATATTAGAGTAAAGCAATGAATCACATACTACGTCAATTTGTTGTCCTTGATATTTGTTAATATCAGCAACTAATTTAATAAGCGTTCCAATTTCATCTGCAACCGCACCCGCGACTACATAAACATCATTAGTTCCATTAAATGTAACTTTAGAAGCTACTGCACCATCAGAAGCACCCGAACGATTAGAGAAAATGTAAGTACCTGCAACAGTATCTAAACCGTTTGCAAAGTCAATTACTTTATTTCTAATCTCGTTGTTAAATTCTTCTTGCCAATCGTAGATTGAAGTATCAGCCTGCTTTAAAGTCATAGAAAACGTGGTTGAATACGTCTGCCATGTTAAAGCAAGTGTTCCAGAATCACCGCCTGAGCCTGTGTGATTGTGCGCTCTACCTGTTGTAACAAGTGTTTGAGCTGTTCTTAAGAAGTAGTTAGTTTCTACTACTCTAGTGTCTGATGTTTTTAACTGTTTGTAGTTAGGAAAAAACTGCTCAGCACCATTTAAAAATAATCTAAACACTTCTGGTATTCTATACCTTGTGTCGTTGTTTGCAAACTCGCCTTGTAACTTTATCTGTGCTTTAACGAGGTTCGCCAATGTGTAATTAGCCATTGTCTTTGTTATTTAATTAATAAAAATTTGAATTATTGAGCGAACCTGCTCTGATAAGTTCCTGAAGTAATCCTACTTCTATATATGTCAAAAGCACTAAAGCCACTATTAAATAGTGGTTCTAATGCTTTTATTTGTTAACGATGTTTCACAACATTGTATCATATAATGCAAATATATAAATAAAAATTATATAATATGCAAGTTATTTAGTATTTATTTTTAATCTTTTAACTCAACACAATTTTTAACAAACCTTTCAAATAGATAGTCTGCGATATGCTTTTCGTTTAGTATTGTAGAAATGCCTCCACCATGAAAGATGTTTATTGCTTCTTGTTCATCTGGAAATCCTTGTGCCTTGTCTGGTTTATAACAACCTGTGATATCATCCACATCAATATAAAAATCTGTAAACTCTTGGTCTTTCTCTTTGCTTGTGAATAGTTTTACTTTATAACTTTGTCCCATGTCGTTGTTTGTGTGTATAAATTTAATCCGTTTATATTGTAAATGCTTTGTTGCATATTAATTAAGTTTTAAGTTACCATCAAAGAATATAAATAAATCGTTGTATGTGGTTTGATCGCAAGCGTTGGTTTTATTCATAACTAATACACCATCGCCTGTATCGAAGTAAATACGGTTATCACCTTTCTTAGCAACCTTTAACTTTTCGTTAGATGTTGCCTCACAAACTTCCCATCCTTTAAATATAGGTGTGTTGTCAATCTGGAACCCTTCTGAATCATAATTAATAAAATCCGTTCTTTGTGGTTTATTGTCTAAGAATTTAACATACTTTAATATTAAATCTAAGTCCTTAACCTTTTTTACAAATTGGTTTAGAGTTGGAGCAGTTTTAAACCCCAACTCTTTTAGTGTTTGTATCATAACTAATCTACATCTACTAATCCAGCCTCAACTTGCTTTGTTAGTGTTTCGTTAAACTCTGGAGAATTAAGTTTAACTCCTTTAGCTTGTTGTTCTTCAATGAACTTATCTAAAGACTTCTTGTTTCCTTTGCTGCCACTATCACCTGCACCAGAACCACCTTCAACAGGTTTAAGATACGACTGATTGTCTTTAAAGAATGATGCAACAACTTTCTTAGCATCTTCTGGATTTGCTGTTGTTGTGTTCTTAATAATATTACCTTGATTGTCTAATGCAACAATGTTTTCGTTTTCATCAACATCAAACTTTAACTTAGTTTTAAGTATTAGTTTAATATCTTCTTTAGGAAGCACCGTATTACTAGGAATAACACTATCTAAATAACTATCTAGTTTAGTTTGGTTCTTAAAAGATTTGAACTCGGTTTCCTTTTCACTAACTTTAGATAAGGCGTTTTGTAGCGCTGTTTCCTTTTCGTCTAAAGTTGCTTTAATTTTCTTTAATTGTTCAGCAGGCTCAATCTTAGCATCCTCTAAGGTTTTCTTTTGCACCGCTTCAATTAACTTATCTATGCTTCTGCCTTCAAAACCAAACTCATCACGATATTGTTTTACTGCGATTTCTAAACCCTCTTTTCGAGCTTCTTTTTTATGGTTTTCGATGAATGTTGATTCTTCATCTTCTGTTCTTAAAGTTCCATCGAACTCTAATGTAATTTCTTCTGGGTAGCCACCCTCTGCATCCTTTGAAACCTCAAAAGATTTGTTACCTATTTTTACTTTCATGTTTATTCGTCTGTTTTAGTTTGTTTTGATTTAGGCTTAGAGACTGTTTTAGGCTTCTTGGTATCTAACCACTCTTTAGTTGCTTGCTGATTTACTACCCAAATTAAACCAGTTTCTTTGTAGCTTTGTTCTGATTCCTTAACAACTGATTCTTGTATTACTGCTCTATTTCTTAGAACTGTAAAAGTTTCGTTGTTTACGAAAAGACCATCTTTGTCTTTAACTAATAGTTTCCTTTTTTGTACTACTTTCATTTTCTATTATTTTATTGTTTATATTAAAATATTGATTAAACTCCTCTGTTAATTCTTCTTCTGGCTTTTCCTTATTAGCATCTTGCCAAAACTTTTGAAACAACACCTTTTTATTAGCTTCTATCTTACCAAAGTAATCAAACACCTCTTTAATAGATTGATGAACATAAGGCTCTACTTTAGCCTTTTTAAGCATCATAGACTGCATATAAGGGTCTGACTTATACTTAGACAGTATAAACTCTTCTAACAGCTTATCAAGTATTGTATTGTTATCACCTTGCTCTTTTGCTTTGCCGTACTTTTCCATTAATACGTCAGGACTTTCAATAATATACCTACGACCAAAAGAACGGTTATATAAGTGTTCATCTTTATCCTTAGTTAAATCAACAAAATTAAGAGTCCAATTTGCCAACGTGTTGTAAACGTATTCAACGACATCACTATAAATATTAAGCGTGTTAGATATTGGCTGAACATCTATAAAGCGACCTGTTGCTGTTTCGTTGTTGTTATCTGATTGGTGCGTTTTGTCAGTTCCCCAAATGGTGTCTTCTATTAAGAGCTCCATATCTCTTAAATCTTCTTTGTATTGTTTCCAAGTGTCAAGGTCTGGAGTGCTAAATCCTGCAACCTTATCACCTAAAAATGGCTGACCCTCTTTTGGTATTGGTAAAAGGTGCATATCACTTACATCGGCTTTACGTGGATAACCTTTACCATCGCATGAACTACACGACTTATCGCCAACCTTACCTAATCCTGCGCATGACTTACAAACAGAACTATAACGCCAATGAACAGGAAATCCCTTTTGAAACTTATATATTGTTAATACGCTTTTGTCTCTCGCGTAGTCCTTAGATAGTTCTAAAACAGTATGCACAGGGCTAATACGTACATCACTACCGATGATACAATGCTCTGATAATATAATTGCTGGTACTTTGCCAAATGGGTGTATAAATGTTTTATCAGGAATTAAAGTAAAACTACCTGCCAACTCTAAAAACGTCCAATCGGTTGTGTCATCAATAAATCGCCATGTCTTAGCGGTTGTGTCTTTGTTTATCTTAGGTTCAAATACAATATACTCAACTGTTTGACCATCTTGTTCATAATATCTAATATCATTTATAGACTTATAACAAGGATATAAATTAAATCCATTGTCTTTACGTTTGTATTCTAACATTATAACACCGTTAGGATCAACGTCTGTTAATTGGAAGTAATTCTCTGAAAGATATTTGTATAATGATTTGTTTGATTTGAAGTTGCTTATTTTATCTTCAAATAAATCTTTTATCGTATCGTTTTTAATTTCGTTGTGTTCAGAACCACCGTTAGCATCAAAGACGTTTTGTCTTTTCTTCATTACACGATTAAACAAATCTCTTATGTCTTTGGAGTATTTGCGTCTAACTTCAGCACGTTCAATACTTTCTAAGTGTTCAATACGTTCTATTAACTCCTCATCAAATCCATCACCGTTAACAATTGCTTTAAGTGTTTTGCTTTGATTACGAGCGTCATGTACCCATTGCTCGGTTTTCTCGCTATGCTTTTTAAGTAATTCTTTTACTTCAACTTCTGTAAATGTCATTAATAAACAATTTATACAAATTTATACAAAATATTTTAATAATTACCAAATTATTTCGTAATTATCTACTTTAAGTTCAAACCACATTCTCATCATTAGCATATCTGCAAAGTCAGGTGAACGTCTTAAACGCTCTTTTACTTTCTCTTTTTTCTCTAAACGTATCTTACCATCATCTGCTAAAGGTAGCTTATTAATCTGTTCTAATTCTTCTATAATTTGTTTTCTGTATTCCTTACAATCAATATAAATTTTATTGTTTTTAACGTATTCAGCCAACTCATAATAACATTGCGCCTTAAGATTAAAGAAGTTTTCTAGTTTACCTTCTACCTTTATAGGTCTGCCACCGTTGTGAAATTCATTTGCTCCATGCAGATAACCACTATTTGCAGACTCTCTAACAAATCTTTTCAACCCATCTGCATCATATATTACATTTGATAACGGTACGTTGTTTTCTATTCTTAATTCATGTATTTTTTTAGATACTAAAGTTTCATCTATCTTATCAATAGCGACTATTTTTTCTAAAACAAAACCTTGCCAAATACCTATAACAAATAAATCAGAACCTTCATAAGCAATATCAGCAGTTAAATACTTTTGTCCGTTAGGTTGCACAAACTCATTTGTAAATATGTTTAGTATATCTTTATAATCAAATAATGCGTAAGGGTTATCGTCAAATTCCCAATTACCATAAACTAATCGCTCAATCTCATTAGGTGAAAGTATCTTTAAAAGATTTTCAATGTAATCTTTTGGTAACATTTTATTATCACTTGGTAATGCCTGTATAAACTTTTTATGATCTTCTAGTTTTCCCTCTTTAAATGGTTTATAATAATCTAAGTAAAGATAGTTTTTAGCAGGATTACAAGTTTGAAGTAGTTTGGGGTGTAGATTATATTCTTTGTTTTTCCATCTACCTATTGAAGCTTGTAAATTGTTTTTACATTCTAATTCAAACTCACCTGCTTCTTCAATCCAGCCCCTAGTCATTTGCATAGAGCCAAACCTTGTGTATTTTGGATCGCTTGGAATATACTTAGCATCTATTAAGAATATTTTAGAACCGTTGTAAAACTCAAAGAAATTATCCTGACCGTTGTATTTGTAATAGTTTGGTGTTATTCCCCATAGATTTAAAACCTCATGCATTGAAGGTATTGTAAACTTTCTTAGGTCAGTTAGTTTTTTACGTGCTATAAAATAATGAGTTTCAGGATATATTAAAGCATCACCACCTGTTAAAGAACAACCTAAAAAAGACTTACCAGAACCTTTAGAGCCACCGTAAGCAATATCAATAGTGGTTTTATCGTTCCAAAGTTTAGCAACTTCTAACTGCTTTCTATTACCGTTAACATTAAAATCAATCGTTCTCGTTAGGCTCATCCTTTACAACCATTCCGATTATTTGTGTAGTTTTAATTTTGTCACCTCCTGAAGTCATATCTAACTTATCACCGTATTTTTTAGGGTTAAGTTTAGATAAGTGCCATTTACGAGCGTCTATACGTAGTCTATCTCTTTGTATGATGTTGTGATTAGTTTGCTCAATGCCATTTTCATCAACAAAAACATCATCATCTGTACCATCAGCAATAAGAACTATGTCATCGAAAACCTTGTCAGCGTATAATTCTTTCGCGCGCGCGTATTGTTTCGCTTTTTCTTCGTCATCATCTATCCATCTAAAGAAAGTAGAAGTACTAGGCATGATGTCATCTCTAAGTATATTTCTAAGAGATTCGCCTTCCTCTAGTCTACTACAAACTAAATCAAGTATAGATTTTATTTCTTTTTGACTGTATGCCATAATCACAAATATACAAAATTATTCGCAATTCATAGTAGGAAAGTGAGAATCTGGTAAATTAAATTCACTTGTAACATTTCCGTTGCAGTCACTTTCAACTCCACTAATGAAGTATTGTTCTATTTCTACACCATCTGATACATAGACTTTCATAGTGCAATTACAATCGTCTATCTCGTCTTTGTCACAACTCATAAAAATTGCTATTGCTAAAAAAATTATTACTTTCTTCATTTGTTTATTGTTTAATTACGCGAAATTATATTAAAAAATCAACTTTCCGCGTGTTATAATTGATTTTATTAATACTAAAATACTTTTCTATTGATTTTAACCTATTGTCTATATATCCTTGTTATAAACAAATAAAACTATTCAGGTATTTCTAAGAATCTAACTATTGGCTCTTTTATATCAAAGTTGTCATCCATATAGTACCAATCTTTAAATTCGGTGCTATCCAAAGTTCCTTCATAGTAAGTCGCTAAGTATCGTTTTCCATTTATATCTTCTGCAATAACTTCATCACTTTTTTTACCATCAAACATTCCTGTTTTATACGCTAATGGCATTCTCTCTTTTGTGCTTATCCAATCCATAATTTTATCAGTTAATAACAAGGGCTATAATTCATCCCTTGTTAGGTTTACACTTAATTCCAAGTTCCGTTTTGTATATGCACGAAATCATAGCCCAGAGCCGTTAAAAGTTCAATTCAACACCTATAATAATCTCTAAAATATTAACAAGCGTTTTGCTTGGATCATTAATATCTCTTTCAACACTACTCAAATGCTCTGGTGTTACACCTGCTTTTTTAGCAACA